CGGGTCCAGCTACGTCCTCCACCTGACCACGCCGATAAAGGACATTGAGCGTGTCGACCTGGTCAGCGCGCGCGTCCCAAATACTTTTTTCAACTGCACAAACGGTTCGAACGTCCTGGCCGTCAACAGCTCGAACGTCTCCATAAACCCAGGGTTCTATTCAGTTTACGGGTTGGCTCAGGCGCTCACGGGCACGGTCGTCGACTACCTCCCAGACGAAGGCCACTTTCTCTTCAGCTCCAGCACGTCCTTCACAATCTACATCCACTCCCAGGAGCTCGCCACCATGTTAGGGCTTTCCCGTGGAACTCTGCTCACGTCAGCACTCGCAGGCCCTACAGACCCTTCCTATGCAGGCAAGTACATCCTCAGAAGTTCAACGCTGGTCGACATGAGCCTCAACGAATACGTCTTCCTGGACATAGACGAGCTCAGAACCCCCAGTCACGTGGACACGGGTTCGCTCCAGGGCAATACGGGTACAGTCTCTGGAAGCAACGCCAACCGGAACTTTGCCCCGGTCATAATGGACGTGGGTTCAGCCTGTATCAAGAACTTCCATGAGAACAAGGACTACCGCGTGTCCGTCCAGTACCCGGAACCCATCGCCAGCCTACAGCGTCTGACGGTCCGGTGGGTCGACAAGTCTGGGAACCCCCTCGATTTCAGGGGGTGGGACACGAACGCATTCGTCTTGAGAATTCACATTCGGGACCAGGAACGACCCCCTCCGCCCCCGCCACCTCTACAAGACGTCGAGATTAGACGAATTGTAGAAGCGATGACTTTTCAGATACCCAAACCTGAGAAGGAATCCACTCGTCCTAAGATTCAATGGTGGCTGGTCGTCCTCGCTATTTTGGGTTTTATTTTTGTTTGGAAAACTCGTCCCGGAACTGCAGTTCCCCCTCTCCAGGCCCCAGTGAAGGTCGTGCCCATTCGGGCCGCAGTGTAGCTCACGCTCTTGTCACCGCGTAGGCCACCTGGGCCTCCTTGACCTCAACGTTCTTGATGAACGCCTTGGCGACCATGAACACCACGACCGACAGGAGGGTCGTGAAGATGGCCGTAAGGAAGTAGTACTGACCACCGTTCTTGTTGACCTGGATCAGCTGCGAAATTACCCAGCGAATGGCATCGACCCACGAGATGGCGCTAGCAAACGCAAAGCCGGCGATGATGGCGTTGACGGACTGAGCCTCGACCTGGAGAGCGATACCGGAGAGAGCGGAGGCCATTTGTTACTACTGGAGCCGAAAATAATTGTGAGCCTCGCGTGGATCCCAGCCTTCTATTTCAGGGCTAGGATCTGGGTCTTCAAAATTGTCCTGAAGTGGGTCCTTTTCGTACGACTCCGGACCTTCGTCGTCCTCGTATTCCTCTTCTGAAAGGATCATGGAGTACTTGGGCTTCTGTTCCTCCTCATCATCGGACTCCCAGTCCATCTACTCTTGTCTCTGTTTGTCTACTGCGTTTTTGAGCGCACGTTCCGCGGGCGTCTCGGGTTCCCACGCGTCCCACGTCTCGGCGCACTCGTTCATCTTCCGGGCCATCTCGTCCTCCGCGCCTTCGTAGGGGGTCCAGACGTCGTCGGAGTCGCATGGCGACTCCTCCTCCTCCCCATCAGAAACCGTTTCCCACGAACCGGACCCGGAGTCCTCGTCTGACTCGTAAAGCTCCGGATACAGAGTCCCCAGGTGTTTCCCAGCGACGTTCCGAGCCGCAAACATCAGACCTATGCGCATGTCCTCGCCCTGTACGCAGTCCCGGCCGGCCGCCTTGCAGTAGTGAGCCGCCAGAATCACAGCCGATTCCATAACAGGCAGAAATATGTCCATCGCAGCAGCTTCGACCATTTCTAGGAGATGTAATTTTTAAATATAACTTCGGCTGTCGCGCCACTGACCATCAGGAAGTTGTAGCTGAGGGCGTAGACGGTCACGTACCTATTCGCCTGACTGGGGTTCATGGTCAGGACGAGGTTCTTCTGTTCTATGCGTGAAAAGTTGACGTTACCCGTGGGTTGCTCAGACTCTGGATCTATACTGAACGAGTACATATAGAACAGGTAGTTGGGAACTCGTGTGTGAAATTCTAGAGCCTGTATATTTCTGAGGAAAACTGGGGTCCCGACGTCTGAGGAGATTCGGTCCGTCGAATTGAAGAACAGGACCATGGTCGAGAGCTGATCGGTCGAACCCCCATTGACGTTCGAGTAGTCATAGCCTTTGGCCGAGTCGTTCTGGATGATCAAGAAGATTTCTTTTACACAATTGATGATGGTCAGGGGGCACGTGATGGTGTTGATGCCTTGGGGTGCGAAGAATTCATTCTTCTGAAGCTGTTCGAAAGCGTACATTTGGGGGTGGGACTTGATGAAATCCACCTCGGGGTCGGACAGGTATGTGTATTCGACATCGAGCTCCATCTTCAGAGGGGGCGAAATGACGACGGCCGGGTCCGTGAAGACGGTCGATGGGTGGAGACCCATCCGAATAGTCACATCTTCTTTGAATGCGCACAAAGGCAGGCCCTTTTCGAGGACAGAAAAGGGGATGGGGACCGTGTAGGTTGCTGCGGGTGTCTGTGTTCCCTTGCCTATAAGACCCGTCAGGGCCCCTTGCTTACTCTGCGGGACCTCGAGGTCCCATTTGAGAGCCAGGAATTCGCCCCAGAATCGTTCGACGAGTTGGGTCCCAATGTAAAGCTCGATGTAATCGATCATCAAGGTGCCGACCGAGTCACGGACGGCCCCGGTACCCAAAGAATTCAATGGGAAATTAACTTTCAAGTAGATTTTAGATATGATATCACCCGAACGAGGCAGGACCGCGTATGACTCGGCCCCAAAGTACACGTAATCGCCTTCAAAATTGACGGTGTCGACACGCTGGGCGAAAGACGCGTGACCTTTGTACCGCTCGATAAAGTAGGTCACTTCGGGTTCGCCGCTCAAGATGACATCCTCTTTGCCGAGGGATGCTAAATTGGCACGGGCGGCCATCTCTAGTAAAGGAAAACATTGTTTTCCGTCGGCGCGCTCGCGCGCCTCGTCGTAAGGAAAAAACAGAGCGCCGCAGGCGCTCTTTCTTAACGGTTACTTACGCCGGAGGCTGGAGTAAAGGCCCGTGAGGCTCTTGAGGTTCAGAGAGGCCCACGGCCGCGGCGCCCGCGAGAGAAGGGACCTGCGGTCCCGACTCTCCACTAGTTGAACATCAACCCCGCCAGACCATTTTCAAATCTCAAAACGTTATGATTCACAAAAGCCAGACGGAAATTGCGAGCCAGTGCGCTTGTACTGGTGTTGAGCGTCAGCAGGACCTGTTTGATTCGGCTAAAGTTCACGTATCCGGAAGGTGCCGTCGACCCGGGTGACATGCAGAACGAGTGCATATAGAACTGTCTCGTCGGGAAGTTCGGGTAGTGATTGAAAGGTTCTAGGGAACCCAAAGAGACGGCGTCGTTTGTGGTGGAGCTCATAGCCTCGTAGCCGTTGAAGCTCATTCCGATGCTCTCGAGCCCGTTCCCGGAGTAGTCGTAGGGTGCGGCGCCCTCGGCCTGAATCACGAAGAACATCTCACGGATCGGATTCTTAAAGTCGAGGACGAACACACCCGACGTGAAACTGGGTTGAAGTCTGAACGTCCCGTACTGGATCTGCGTTATGACCTGTTCTATCCGGCTCGTCCTGAACCAGTTGATTTCAGGTTCGGAAAGGTATACGTACTCCGTGATGATGGTGGCGTCCAAGGTGGGATTCACGACTCCGGTGATTGCCGTCAGGTTATTGAACGTGTTGAACTTGATGTGGATCTCCACGTCTTGGCGATCGAGCGCCACTAAAGGTATCGAAAGCTCGGGCCGATTGTAGAAGTAGAAGGGCAAATTCACGTAGTACGTCCGGGCTGTGAGAATCTGAGTCGACGTGTCGCCCTTGCCCGTCAAGAGCTTGAGGGCCGGCTGATTCTCGTACGGAACGTTGAGGTCGTTCCAGAGCTCGATATATTCACCCGTGAGAGTCTCTATGGACTGACCGCCAATCTTGAGTTCGGCCGAACGAATAGCCAGAGTCGCGACCGAGTCGTAATAGACGTAGTTCGGGGGCGTGTTGACGTTCGAAGATACGGGATAGACGGCCAAGAACGTGTTCGAATAGAGGTTCGGGGCGGCTGTCGAACCGTTGACCGACAGGCTCAAAGAGTATCGAGCGGCCGTATTGGACACGCGGAACGGCAAGTTTACGGTCACTGGTGGGTACATGCCGAGACCGACTGGGAAGTTTGTGACGCTTCCGTCAGACCCGGAGATGGTCAGGGACGTGAGCTGATCGGCCGTCGAAATGACGCCGGTGACCATGTACATGCCGACGTTACTGAACGCGAGGGTGTTCTGACTCGTCACGTTCGAGATGTTGAATACGTTACCTATGGTCGTAAAGTCGGTCGTGAGCCGCAGAGGCGTCCGGAGAGTCGTGGTCGAGGGGGTCATCAGGAGACCGTTGTACTGCAGCACGATGGACGAAAGGGTCGATGCCGGCACACCAACCTGATTCACGATGAAAAATGAGTTGTTCAAGAGAATTTTGGCCGTTTGACGTCCAGTCATCGAGACGTTCACAGCAGGTTTGTAGCCGTTCACGCCGTTTAGAGCCTTGGTGAAGACGACGCGGAACCAGCGGTACGCTGCCGTCGC